ATGATAGATAATTTAGTGTCTAATCATTTCTTGCCTGCTTATATGCAAAACCGCGCACAATCTCGTCATTATCGTTCCGAGTATGTACGCGGTTACCTACATCAACAAGCGATGTTTACTGCCTTCCTGACAGTTATCAATAATCCACTATGGTTTTATCCATTGAGTTCTTTCCGCTATTTCATAACTATCTTTATCGAATAATAGTCCACTTTGACTATCAGGATTTAGTAAATATCTTAATGGCTCCGACGCTTTCGACACCCTCTACATAGGTTGTGAGAAGTTTCCACAGGCTGACACTCCCCTTGGTACCGTGGATGTTAATGGTATAGTGTAAGCACTAATACCATTAACATAATTAATACTTAATTGCTGTCATTTTAGTTCATATCAAGAATTAATGAAAAAATAAGGCTATTATTATTGTTTTCTTTCTTTTTTTGTATTACTTTTGCATTTAACAATGCGTGAGTTCTTTACATGGAATTCACATCATCGACAAACAGCCTATAACAAAATTAATAATCTAAAAACAAAATATAACTTCCTGTGAAGCAATGAATGGGTGGTTCCCTGTCGATAATTCACTCGGGAGTTTGTCTTATTAGCCTTATGAAAAAAATTCTATTATCAATTGCACTTGCTTTGGTTACTACATTCGCTTTTGCACAAAACTCCCACTTAAAATTTATGGGGATAGAATTAGATGGTTCTATTACAGATTTTCAATCTAAGCTTTATGCTAAAGGTTTTAAGAATTCTAAACTTCCTTTTGACAAGAAAAACGGAATACGTATTTATGATGGTACATTTATGGGAGAAGACGCTACCGTTGTAGTCTTTTACAACGAGAGAAGCAAACAAGTGCGTTCTGCAAAACCTGTTATAGAGAAATATGGTAAGATACATATACAAGATTTATTTGATGAAATAGAAGATAAACTGGATATTAAATATGGAGCAGAAAACAGGGAAACTGAGCTTGTAGAAGATCAATATTTACATGAATTCAAAAAAACTACATATACACTAGAAAATGGTTTTATAATATTATCTGCTTTTTCTGTAGGATATTCTGATATAGGAGATTTCTATTTGCAAATAGAATATGCAGACAAACTAAACAACTTTAGAAATACACAAGATGAAATGGACGACTTGTAAAAGTTTCAATGTTTCTATATCAATATGGATGGAATTGATTTTTTAAAAAATTTTGTGGGAATATTAATTGTCATATTATTTATAATTATGCCTATCTTAGATTGGCTCGATAAACATTTTCATACATTGTTAATTTTTATAGTGTTGATTATTCTTATTGCTGTTTTAATAGGCATGATATATATAACTATAAAAGACTGGTGGGACAAACGAAATGAGTAATATTTAACGTTACTGTTTATGACAAAGAACCTACTCACATATGCACTCAACAAGTTTGGCGAACTCGTTGTTTGTTTTTTTGAGGAGAATGGGATTGAGGTGTATATATAGTGAGTGTGAAAATAAAAATAATTACAAAATATTTGGAACTTCGAAGAATAATACCTAAATTTGCAGCAACAGTTCCCACCACGCTTCCCGTAGAACAGCGAACCAGGGTGGGACTTTTACTTTTTATAAGTTTATGATATATTCAAAACTACCTTGTTAGTATCACGTGGTCTTATTATTTCAGATAGAAACAAAGCCATAGAATGTTTGAAAGTTGTAAGCTATTTCCGCTTAGATAATTATTTTCACCCTATGGAAAGTGATAAGGTTCGTCACATTTTCAAACCTGGTAGCACTTTTGAAAATGCAATGGATTTATATCGCTTCGATTGAGGTTTGCGCGAACTGATTTTTACAGCTATGAAAACCGCGCACATTCTCGTCACTATCGTTCCGAGTATGTACGCGGTTACCTACATCAACAAGCGATGTTTACTGCCCTCCTGGCATTTATAAATACTGCCCTATGGTTTTATCCATTTAGAACTTTCTTCTAACACCTGCTAATGTTTTGCTTCCAATCATAACCATCATAACTATCAAAATGGCAAGATACTTGGAGATACTGCAAGTTCCATTGCTGACTTCCCATTCCTTACAATTAAATAAAGTGGATTTTTCATTACTTAGCAATGTATTTTATAGTTTTTACAGAGCCATCAGTATAGGTAACTTTCATAATTGTCAGCCCTAAAGTTGGATTGTTTAATCTACGGCCCTGTAAATCATAGAACTCTGTTGATACAGGAGCTGTAGTTTTTACTTTTATACCATCAGATGTCTGATATACGATAGGCGAAACAGTTCGTTCGCCTCCTCCGTAGTAAACACTCTGAACACCCATCTTACTAAATCCACCTTCATACAGATAAACTATATGTTCGCCATCTTGCAAGGCGAAATCCAAATCATCAGTAAACGAGTACGGAATCTCTGTCATATTCTCTTCTATGCCTGTATATAAATCAGTCGTAAACTCGTAAGCTTTATCATCACCATAGATAATATATTTCATCTTCTCAGGATTAATCCAATTGCCATTTACATCTTCGGTTGGCAATGTGAATATTAAGCCTCCATAGCCTGCATCTTCGTTATATTCCATATAAGTACTTATTATTGGAGTGGCAGGGGTAGTAGCTACATCATTGAATGGACTAAACTCTGGACTATCATAAGCTGCATCATAACTCAATATGCCATTACCTGCATTATATAGCAACGAAAGGTCTGTCTTAAAGGTACGAGACTTTTCATCTAGTGTCATTGTGATATTTGGAACAAGTTCGTATTCTATATAAGTGACATCATCTGATGGATCATAAACCTCTTTTCTCTTAGCTCCTGCAAGATAGAAATAATATCCATAGGTTTCGTTAAGCCCCAGGTATTGCATTGAAGGAATGGTAATAGTACTTCCAACAATATTACCTTTTACCCAACTATCAGGGTGTGCGGATGCTATACCTTTAATATATATATCATTATCTTTAAAGACAACGGAAACTCCCTTACCAGTTCCATCAGAACACTTCATGGCATAAGTGAGCTCTTCTGCATCCGCAGGCACTTCTACTGTAGTATCTGTAAACTTGCGAAGTACATCACCTGCATTACCATATCCTCCCCAAGTTCCTTCTGCATTTGCAAGCGCAAGCATGATGCTATCACCGCCAACTAATGAAATGCTGTCACCCTTAATAACATACTTAAGGTCTGTATTTACGCTATCTGCAACAAAGGTATATGAGGTTGCTGAAAGCCTTTTTTTGCGAAACTTTGTCGCATATATATTTGTCGACTCTGTGTAGTCCTCATTATATTGCACATCAACAATCTGAGGAGTGTGAAACGTAATGGTATCACCATCACGCTGACCTACTATATAAGAATATGTGTCATATTGGGTAATTGGATTATAAACATATACTTTGTTTTCATCACCCAACACTATATTACAAGCAGAACCTTCCATTTTTGCTTGCTGTACACTACCTGCTGCAACAAAATAAGCTGTTGTCTTACGATAATAGCTACGCTTTTCACCTTCTGCTGAATAGATAATGTCATCAGCTGTCTGGCTTTCGGTTACTCGAGCTGGGGCATTATGGCGACGTTGTGTCATTATATGTTTTACATAAGGTGCTTTTTGAACAGAAAGAATCTGCCCCCAATCTTTCTTAAAAGTAATGCTCTGTGCATAAGTTGTCCCAGCTAATGCTGTGGCAGCGAGGAGGTATAAAATTTTCTTCATAATACTGTTTTTATAGTTAATAACTCATTTGTATTTATGCTCTCCACACGCTGTTTTTATATTGGTGCATGAAAAGTGTTATTCTGACGAGGCAAAAGTAATACTTTTAACTATAAAATGCAAGTATTTGCTGCTTTATTTTTATAATTTGTAACATATTGCTGCTTTGTGCTTACTATTTGTTTGGTAATTAGATGGCGATAATAAAAACAAACCATTAGTGCTACGAATTTAACGGGACACTTATGTTTGTATTTAGAAAATGAATTACCTTAATAAAAAAAACAACAACTTAAGGCTATGTTAGCTATTAAATTATTAAATTTGCAAGCATAATTATATAACAATAACTAAGAAATATGAAAAAGATTAGTTTATTTATATTCATGGCATTCTCTGTTGTTGCCTCTATAGCTCAAGAGAAAAAGGAATACACTATGAGAGTTTGGAACAATGGCTCTTACACTTCATTTTCTATTGAAAGTGTCGATTCTATCACTTTCGCTGAAGAGGTAAAGCCAGATAATGTAACAACAGAAAATGGATTTCAAAGTGAAAGCTCTTTTAAGGAAGCTCTTTCTTCCATATATGCAAGATTCCAAACTTTTATCACAAGTGAGAAGAAGATAGAGGAGTTAGCTCTTGATGGAGGATATGAGAGTATATCAGCAAGTAATCCAACTATTAAGCAAGCATGGACAAATGGCTATTCTGCCATCAACTATTGCAATCGTTTAATTGAATTTAGTTTAGGAAAAGATTATCCTTTTGATGTTAAGAAATATAGAGGGCAAGCTATAATTTTTAGATCTATCATATATTATATGATGGCACAGATATGGGGCGATATTCCATACATAGAGACAACGAATATCGACATAGCTTTCAATCCTCCGATTGTTTCTAAACAAGAGATTATTTACGATAGTTACAATTTGATAACAACAAATATCGATGATGTACAAGAAATAATTGAATATCCATCACAAAGTGTAAATAGCAAAAACATTCGTCCTCTTTTAAATGAAATGGCTATGTATATAGAAGGAAAGCCATACGAAAGTTGTACAACTCTGGAAAATTTAATAATGCAGCTTGACAACTCTGCAGAAACATATACGATTGTTGACGACACATATAATCAACTATTGGAGAAAGAATTCTCAAAGTCTATTACTGCAGAGAAGTTGGCAACTTTGTGGAAAGATGCACGACCACGATATGGTGTATGGCTTGCTCTAAAGAGACTAAAATGCTACACACCAGCTAATGGTATGGCAGAATGCTTACTCTTCCCAATACCAGAAGAAGCCTTAATGACACTTCCTTGTTTGAAACAAAATGAAGGGTATTGATTATTGTTTTTTGTTAAACCATAAACATGTATATAATAATATGTTTCCGATTAATTCCACAGATAGGCTCATTTTTGTGAATATTAATAATTCATACGAAGCTTTTATCAATAACAGGAGAACAAGTTCTTACTTCCGTGAAAGTTTATACGATTGTACAGTAAAATATTGGCATATATCTGAAAAGAAAGCAGCAATGGCAACACATATTATTGGTTGCTATAAAGGTAAAGTCGTTGAGGTGGTTAAAATCAAAAGCTTTAATACTATCAAGTCTGAAGAATATTTTGGAAGAAAAGTTTTTGAAGGTATAGAAGAACCGAATTCGCAATATATGGGTTTCGATATTCGTGATCTATATGATAGCTTAGCTAATTTCATCGTTAGGTATTGGAATTACTAAGATTCGTTTTTAAAAGAAACAATGAGAGGGTGTATCACACGATATATCCTCTTCTCAAAATCTTTTTTTGAATGCTTTATAACGAAAAAGAGTCTTAAGAAAATCTTAAGACTCTTTTGCGGTGTGTACGATATTCGAACCCGCTACTAAAGCTTTGATTTTCGTTTTTGAGATAACCCACTTTTTACTAATTGCTTAGGTTTCTTTTTTTCTTGAAATTATGAGAGACTTTTGCGTTCTTTTTTTGACCAATAGTAGAACATTTGGTAGAACTTGCCTTACTCACAACTTTTAATGCACCTCTTTCGAAGTACGTTATGACCTTATTCGGCTTCGTAAAAAATGTATCTTAATCAACATTTTATTATCCATTTCTTCATTTACGAATCAACAGATTGATGACATGAATTGCGCTCAATTCAGTCAAAAAGAATAGCCCTTTATTTTTCTTTTGAACCTAAATGACTCTTTTGTCAAAGCATGTCAAATGTTTAGATTTTTTTAAGAAATATATTTTATGATAAGACGTGATTTGTCCTACTTGCATGTTATATTTGCTTGTAGATTTAGCTCGCAAAATAACGCAAAGGGCTAATGCTTTGTAATCGCAAAGGTACAAAAATATCTCTAATTAACCAAATGATTACTTACTTAAAAATAAAAATATGAGAAAGTTTCTTAATGAAGAGCTGGAGAACTGGTTATTTACCAATTATCCGTACATGACAAACCAACAATTAGCTGACGAATTAACAAAAAAGGTTACTGCTGTAAATCAGAAAGAAGTTAAAAGGCTTAATGATATACTCTGTAATATTAAAAATCCAACCATTGAAAAAACAGTTAAAATGCACATCGCTAATTTGTTGATGTTCAAAGGTATATCCTCTGACTATGTAAGAAAGTATGCAAGTAAAATAGGATGCCAAAGAAAAACTATAGCTCTTCGTACTGAGTCTGCAAGAAAGAAAGCTGCTAGCACTAATATAAAAAGGTGGCTAACCAAAGCGGAGAGGGTAGAGGTACCGATGGACTGGTTCCGCACTTTCTATAATAATGAAACTAGAATTTGCCTGGTGAAGAATGCCAGAGAAGTCAAGTCAATACGCACCGCTATGTCTAGATGGAACAGGCTGGAGGGTTTCGATAGGGGGATATTCCTTAGTTCTTCTTATGTAGAAGAGGCAAATATTTTAAAAGTTCAAGCAACGATAAATAGAGCAACTGATATATCATGAAAAAGGGAGATATAGATAACATCGTTCAGCTTATAATAAAGCGCATGAACGAAGACTTTAGAACAATATGTGATACACGAATAAACCATTCACTACATGACTACGTGCGCTTGACGATATCGGAAATGGTATTCTCTTCAGATGAGTTTAAGCTCTTACTACAAGACTTCTTCTCTAATGAAGCTAAAAGAATGATTCAAGAGGAAATGGAAAATATAACCTTTCCTCTAACTGTTTCCCAATTGTCTGCACTAACAGGTATCTCGAAAGCTGCTCTCTATCAGAGAAGGCATAGAGGACAGCTAAATTTTACCGTTAGTGGTGGACGTATTTTCATTTCAGTAAGAGAATTAAATAATCAGCTCCTGAACATTCATGTTAAAAGGGCTAAAAAAAATCAGCAGAAGCCCATCATGGACCATCCGTGAGGACTGTCCATGATGGCATTTCACTAAAAACATTATAATAATATGATATTAGTATTTGAGGTCTCGCCTAATATAGCATCGGCAATGGTGGAAATTCAAGTCGACCAAAATCTACCTATTGACATAAAAATATGTGAAAGCAATGGTAGAAAAGAGGTCACACTACTTTTCAATGAAGAACATGAATCCATAGCACGCAAGCTATGCGCTGATAGTTGTATTAAAGTTGTTAAAGCATTAAATTTATGATACCACAAGAGACAATTGATAAAATTCTCGATAGAGCTGACATATTAGAAGTCGTAGAAGAATATTGTACACTAAAGAAACGTGGCACCACATACGTTACTTGTTGCCCTTTCCATAACGAGAAGACGCCCTCTTTTACCATTTTCCCCAAGACTGGAACGTTCAAATGTTTCGGTTGTGGCAAACAGGGTAATAGTGTAGGTTTCTTGATGGAACACGAAAACTTCACATACCCTGAGGCTCTTCGTCATCTAGCAAAGAAATACAACATACAATATAAAGAGCGGATGCCTACTGCTGAGGAAGAGAAAGACCAAAAGCTACGTGAAGCTATGTGGATTGCCAACGACTTTCTTGCAAAGGAATATGTCAAGCAGCTACATCTTCCTGAAAACAAAGTAGCTAGAGACTATGCTTACAAAAGATGGGGAGAAAGATATTGTACTCTTGTGGGTATAGGATATTGCCCTAAAAGCTCACGCATCGTTGATAATAGCTATATATCGGAAGAAGTAACAGAAGCACTTCGACTGAGAAACAAAGGTGGATATGATTTCTTTGGAGGTCGTATCACTATTCCTATTCGTGATAGGCAGCAGCGCACTATTGGCTTTACTTCTCGTGTGATAGATGACAGTCTGCCGAAATACATGAATTCTGCGGACTCGCCAGTTTATAATAAGTCGAAATCTATCTTCGGAATTGATACAGCTTGGCGCGAAACAAGTAGAACGGAAAAGGTATATCTTGTTGAAGGAGCACCTGACTGTATGCGACTCCAATCTATCGGAGTACTAAACACGGTGGCTCCATTGGGTACAGCATGGACGAACGACCATTTCAAGCTTCTTCGTCGTGTCGCTTCAAGCGTATGTTTCCTTCCTGATGCCGACCCACCAAAAGAGGGGGAACAATTCGGACCAGGTATTAAAGGTGTCATGAAGTCGGGAGAGCTTGCTATGAGGTGTGGTTTTGCTGTTTCTGTAAAGCAGATTTCTGTTACTGAAGGAAAGCAGGATCCAGACACTTACTGCACAAATTTCTCCATTTTCAATAGTATTGAAGAGAAAGACTTCATTACATGGGTGGCGGACTTGCTGTTTATAGAGGGTATGACAACGGAGGAGCAAGGGCGAGTGGTTAATCAAATAGCTACTTTCCTTGTTAACATCAAAGATGAGACTACTCTCGAAATGTACTTCTCGAAGCTTACAAAGTATGGTCAGACAAAGCGTGTATGGCAAAAAGCTGTTGACAAACAACGAAAGGCTAAAGCGGAAGCGGAAGTAAAGGCCAGGGAGGAGAAAGAGGCAGGACTTCTAAAGAAATATGGTTTCAACCATGAGAACAACAAATACTACTCCATCGGTGAAAAAGGATACTACGAATGGTCGAACTTCACTATGCAACCGCTCTTTCATATAAAAGATGCGGTGATGCCGAAGCGTATATATATCTTACGCAACGAGTTCGGCAATGAAGAACTTCTGGAGATGAAACAGGAAGACCTGGTGTCTCTATCGAAATTCAAGCAGAAGGTGGAGGGACTTGGCAACTTCATTTGGAAAGCTTCTGAAAAGGAGCTGACGAAGCTAAAGTCATACTTATATGAGAATACGGAAACGGCAACGCAGATATTACAGCTTGGATGGCAGCGTCAAGGGTTCTTTGCCTTCGGAAACGGTGTCTTATTTGAAGACGATTTCATGAAGGTGGACGACTATGGCATTGTACGACTATCTGTTGGTAACTTCTATCTGCCGGCTAACTCGAAGATATACCGCAACGACTTCAAACTATTCCAGTTTGAGCGTAGGTTCGTGCACCTGGGACTGTCTACAATTTCGCTTATGCAGTTTACTGACCAAATCTTCAAGGTGTTCAAAAACAACGGAAAGGTAGGATTCATCTTCTACTTGGCTACGCTGTTTAGAGACATCGTCACTCGAGAAACTCGTTCCTTCGCCATACTCAACCTTTTCGGTCCAAAAGGTAGTGGTAAATCGGAACTGGGGCATACTCTTATGTCATTCTTCGAGATTGACAACATACCGCCTAACATTCAAAACTCTACTCTTCCTGCTCTTAATGATACGGTGGCAGCTGTGGCGAATGCTCTTGTGCATATTGATGAGTATAAGAACGACCTTGATATTAACAAGCATGAATTCCTTAAGGGACTATGGGACGGTACCGGTCGCACGCGTATGAATATGGATCTTGATAAAAAGAAGGAGACGACGTCGGTAGACTCTGGTATCATCCTATCAGGACAGGAGATGCCTACTGCGGATATAGCTCTCTTCTCTCGTCTAATCTTTCTATCTTTTGATAAGTCGGAGTTTACGGAGGAAGAACGATACAATTATCAGATGCTGAAACAAATGCGCTCACAGGGGTTGTCGCACCTTACTCTAAAAATACTAAGTAACAGAAAGAAGATGGAGAAGGAGTTCCCTCATGAGTATAAATCGGTAATGGCTAACGTCAATGAGCGGCTTCGAGGGTGTCCCGTCGAAGACCGCATCATCCTTAACTGGGTGGCGCCATTGGCAGCGTTCAGATGTTTAGAGTCCAACCTTCAGGTGAGCATTTCATATAAGGAGATGCAAAATATCGTCATCGAGGGTATCAAAGAACAAAACAACCATTGTAAGCAGAACAACGAGCTGGCTGCGTTCTGGAAGATGGTGCAGTTCCTAGCGTCTGAAGGTGAAATTATGGAGGGTGGCGACTTCCGTATCGACTACTTGCGAAGATTGAAGACGGACAAAATAGATGTTAACTGGTCTGAAACACTACCGGTCCTCTATATTCAAAAGTCGAGAATCTTCATGCTATACAAAAAACATGGCAAGGCTGTTGGCGATACACTGCTTCCTGAGGGGTCGTTAAAGTATTATCTTGAACATTCTAAGGAATACCTTGGAGAAAAAGCAGGAATAAGATATAAAATGTACCGAAAAGGTCTACTTGTATATAGTGAAAAAGAAAAGAACGCTGATGGCTCCTCTAAGGTGCAATCTACGGTGCAACGCTCTTACTGCTTCGACTATGCAGCGCTAGTAGCTAACTTCTCTATAAACCTTGAAAGGGCTAAAGATACTGATATTGATACTGCTCATATCGAAGACACTGAAGCTGCAACTCCAAAACAGACAAAGTTAAATCTAACATAACTATCGATATTGTTATTTAAAAATAAAAATATTTACTTTAAATAGTTTGTTGCTAATCCAGCTGTGAAGCCAGATTAGAAGTCATATTTAGTATGTTTGGTGTTCCTCCGACTGTGAAGTTAGAGGAACATTTTTATGCTCTTTACATCGATTTCTATAGGGAAAGGGTACTTTTTAATACAACAATTGCAACTTATGCAACTACTTATATATTACTATTTTATCTCTTTTTCCCCTTGCAACTTGTTGCAACTTATTGCAACATTTTATATACTTTGCTACGAATCTATAGATTTTGAAGCACTATGCAACAAATGTTGCGAACACATAAAAACACAAAACATTAATTATCAACACTTTAGGTCGTTGTTGCTATTGTTGCAAGTGTTACTCTCCAAAGTGTATCTATGGTTTACGGGCTGAGCTTTGTTTTTTATATCTAAATCAAATCTGATTTATCGTATAAATCTTCTTTTTTCACCCTCTTATCTCTTATTTTTATGTTAAATAACATTTTGTTTTTGACATGGTTTGACAATTTCGTCCCACTTCACAAAAACGCTTTTTTATTCCAGTTTATTTCAGTAAATTTGCATACAACCAATATAAAGAATCTACCAATGACATATACTATTTTTATTTTTCTTGAACCATATCTTGCTCAATGGCTACAGCATGAGTCTGGTGGTGAATATCCTATCAAGCTGAAACGTGGTTCTGCTGAAGCGGATATCTTGCAGGCTACTCTGTTACCGCAGCCGAAGGCAGACGGTTATATTCCTCAGTTCAAACCTGAGGAGGGACAGGTGGAGATAGCATTGCCATATTTCAAGGGAAAGGATATCCGTACTTATAACTATCTTCCACCTAAAGCTGCCATGGCGCTTCGAGAGTGTATAAGAAATCGCTTCCGAGTAAAGCTGTGGAAGGATTTATATACTGTCGGCAATATCACTAAGCGTACTGATATCACCATATCTGAATGGATGGTATCAAATGGTATAGTGAATGACGACCGCAATTGGAATACCATTGCGAAGATCTTCCAACGTCAAAGGGCTGTTTATGCTCCTAACAAACGACTTTCGACGAGGAGTTATACTAAACATCGCAAAAAAACACAAAATATTAACACTACCTTAGAGGACTAATGTCCACCTAATAACACCAATGAAGCAGTCGCTACCAGGCATCAAAAGAATAGCAACGGTTCCTTGCCAGCTCCTTTCACCAAATATAATAGAGAAGTATAAAGCCGGAGTGCCTATAGGCGTGTTTGCAATAACTACTCCTATAGAGCACTACGGCAACGCTTCATGTGAAGCGGTATCTGAATTTGACGAGGGTGGCTACGTAGAAAAGGCTTCTCTGCATTTCAACACTACCACAGAGATATCGCAACAGCAGAATCTCGCCTTTGTCATCACGGATGTCAATGGCAAATCGTTCGTCATAGGTTGCATGGAGGCGCCTTACCCGATTGTCAACATCACCAAGAAGGTGGATGAGGACACGAACATATACGAGGTGAAGGTGTCGTTCACTCGTGTAAAAGCGCTCATTCCATGCTCTATTTAGCGTGTTTTTCGTCTTTCCAATACTATATTATAATAGGTATCTTTGCGTCAACAATTCGCTAAGATACTTTTTTTATGTCTAAACAAAACTATAATCTTCACCTCAAAGGATATGTCGGTGGATGGGATTTTGATGCCGACTATGTAGACTTTGTGCTCAATAAGAATTCTAACTCGGAAGTGCACGTGCTCATCGACTCTCTTGGGGGATCGCTGGCAACGGCTCTTTCTATTGTTGCAGCATTCCGCAACCATGGTAATGTGCATGTGCATTATGTCGGCATGAATGCGTCTGCTGCAACTATCGCTTCTCTGGGCGCTAAGCATGTAAGCATTGACTCTTCGGCAATGTACCTCGTACATAAGTGCTCGATGGAGTTCTTCCAGTGGGCTTCTGCGAATAGTGATAAGCTGAATAGCATCATCAAAGAGGCGAAACAGATGAAGGACGACCTCGAAAAGATGGATGCAAACGTTGCTGAAATGTATGCTGCAAAGTGTAAGAAGAAGCCGGAAGACCTTCTCGCCCTTATGAAAAAGGGTGGTTGGCTAACGGCTAAAGAGGCGCTTGAATGGGGATTCGTGGACGAGATTACAGAGTATGAGGACGACGAGGCGCCTATCATTACAGATCTCGTGGCAGCGGATATGTCGGCTGCTGGAATCCCGGTTCCTACAGGTATCTCTAAAGAGCAAACTTCTAATAACGTGATGGCTCGTTTTATCGAGGCACTAACGAATTTCTTTAAGTCAAACCAAAACTCAAAATCGCAAATGACAACAGACACAAACCAACCACAGGCGCAGCAAAATGAGGCTCCTGCTACTGAGGTTCAGCAGACTGAAGCTATTACTGCTGAAGACCATAATAACGCTATTGCCGCTAAGGATGCTGAAATCGCTAACCTCAAAGCGGAAATTGAAGCGATGAAGAAGGCGCCTGGCGACTCCACATCGCATGTCGTAGACTCTAAGCCTTCCCAAAGTGAACAGAAGAATGAGGATCCTTCGTCGCCTGAGGCGTTCTTCGCTACTCGTAAGCGTGCGCAGGAGCTTTATGACAATATCCCTCACTAAGTAATAACACAACACAAACACAACACATTATGGCTGGAAAACTTACTTTCACTCTCGAACAGTATCAGGAGGCTGCAACTAAATATCGTGCCGACCTCCTTATGCTTCCTATCATAGGCATTCAGGAAACATTGAAGTTTATGACTGCTCGACCTGGTATTCGATACAAAGAGAATGTCGGTGCTCTTTCGGGTGACGCTCAGTTTGGTCCTTACAAACCTTCGCGCTCTACAGACTTCAATCTGAATGTTGATTATCGCACTCTCGAGACGTTCATGGGCTCGGTAGTAGCGAAGTTTGAACCTAACTCTGCGGTCTCTACTTTGTTGGGACAGGTTGGTGATACCAAGGGCGACGGACAGATGAAGGCGCCAACTGCGCTGCATGTCTTGGCTCTCATCGCACAGGGTCTCTCGGCTCATCTCAATGAGGCTATCTGGAATGGTAAGCGAAATGCTAATGGCGATACCACCAAAGACCTCTTTGATGGTTTCGATACTATCACAGCAAAGGAGATTACTGCTGGCACCATCTCTGCTGATAACGGCAACTACATGAAGATTACGGAAAACATAACTTCTGCTAATGCCGTTGACGTGGCGAAAGAGATTCTCTTCTCGCTGGATCCGCGACTTCGTGCGCAGGAGCTCTACATGTTCTGTACCCAGGACTTTGCTGACAAGTATAACGAGGGCTACTTGCTTACTCACGGTGGTATCAACTACAATACTCAGTATTCGCAGGATTGTGTCGAGGGCTCGAATGGTCGTCTACACATCGTGCCTATGTACAACAAGATTGGGTCGAAGTTCATTCATATCTGTCCTAAGGCTAACATGCTCGTTGGATATGACCAGATGGGTGATGTCGAGTCGGTAATGGTGAAGGAGTATGAACCGTTCATCCTCTCGTACATAGCTACTATGTTCTTCGGTTGCCAGTTTGAGTCTATCGATAAACGACGCTTCAAGGCTATCGAGCTCGGAGAATAAGGCTTTCTTTACTACATATATCTTTTTGAATGTTCCATCGGTTGAAAAGGATGAAGGGGGACGACAACAAGGTCGTTCCCCACATCTGAAGAACTTAAATTCAATGTATTATGGCTGAATGTAAGAATATACAACGCTCGCTTGATTGGTGCATGGGAACGCCTGAGCTTCCTGGCATCAAACGTCGTGTTTACTATATATCGAAGAATAGCATCGCTAGATGGCCTACTTTCGTGAGAGACGGGGGAGGGCGTATCACTGATACTACTCTCGCTGGCTCTTTCACTCTTGTTGCGGATGCTAAATGGCACTTCATTGTCATTCTTGCGGATAAATCGCAGTTGACTTCTGAGGCGCAGGGGGAAATTCCTTCGCAGACGCAGCTTAACAAGGCGACTCTTGTTCACCCAGGGGTTGGTCCTGTGGCTTCGGCTGCTGCTGCTTATCTCAATAACTCGGATAATGTTTTCATTGTTGAGGATATGAAGGGCAACTTCCGTGTCGTGGGTTCTGAACGTTGGATCACGAAGACTACCGTAGCGCAGGACAATGGCCAGGGTGCTACTGGTACCACTTCGACTACGATTTCCGTAGAGGCGCCTGATGAGATTCCATCGCCTTTCTACACAGGTACTCTTGACACTGAAGACGGAGAAATTGATTGTTCACATACCTAATCTGCATAGGTTCTTTTTTTCATATGAGTTCGCCCAGGTGCTGCCGTGATGGTAGTCTTGGGCGCTTTTTTTTACAAATCACTACTATGCTGCAAGAGATTCTTTCTGACATAAAACTTCCCGATGATGTTAAGGTGGTCACTAAAGACATAGAATTGTCCAACATGCCCACCATTAATCTCGATGCTGCGGTGAAGCAACCGCAGGACATCTTCGCCATCGATAAGCGGAAGTCGTGGGATAAGACCGTCGAGGCGCGATGTGATTTTCAATACAAATTGCGACTAACTCGAAGGGCTTCCACGAGCTTCATTTCTATTTGGCAAAAGTCGATTCTCGGCAAAACGCTGACTGAAATAAAGTCTGATGATAGCATGATTCCATTCTTTGCTTCCTCGCTGGCGCCTGTTATACGTGAGTGTATCGGCTACAACCTCCATGATGGACAATGGGCGATTGTTACTACTCCTATGCGTAGACATAAAGAACGCAACTTCGCAACGCTGGTTTCTGAAGCTCTGGCTAAGGAACTGGGGATTCCGTTCTACTTCGACTGTGCTCATTGTCGCTCGAAGCAGCGTGTGGGGGCTGTCTTCGACGCTAACAACGTCCCTGCAGAACCGAACGTCATTGTCTTTGACGACTTCGTTACTACGGGGTCTACACTACAGGCAATGAAGAACCTTCTGCATCTTCATGGCAAAAATCCTATCTTTTTTGCCGGAATAAACAACAAATTATAGCAATAATCACACTACTTCACTTTGTATTTGTCCACCTATAATATATGTCACAAAAGGTATATTTTAACAAACCGCAGCGCCTAACGCAGCTTATCGGTGCTAACATTTCTGTTATCGTTGCTGGTCGTCGTACCGGCAAGACGGACTCCATAGCAGCGCCTTTCGTTCTTCGTAACATGCAACGAATGCCAGGGTCTACTGGTGGCATCGTGGTGCCTACTTTCAAACATGGTCTAACGAACACGCTTCCTGGCCTCTTCGCTGCTTGGAAGCGATGGGGATATATTCGTGGCGTGCATTACGTGATTGGTCGTCGTCCGCCTAAGACGTTCGCCAAACCAATAATAGAGCCAGCGGAATATGAACATGTCATATCTTTCTATAATGGCAGCTGTGCGGTTATAATCTCGCAAGACCGCCCTGGCTCTTCTAACTCGCTCACGCTTTCGTGGCTACTCATCGACGAGGCTAAGTTCATCGACTACAACAAGTTGAAGGATGAAACTCTGCCTGCGAATGGTGGCATCAAGTCGTACTTCGGTAAGCACTCGTATAATCACTCTATCATGATCCTGAGTGATATGCCACAGACACAAAAGGGTTCGTGGTTCCTGCACTATAAGGAGAAAATGGACACGCAGGTCATCGAGGCTATAGAAGCGTTAGTTTATGACATCTGGCGACTGAAGGAGCGTATCAAAAAGATGAAGGAGGAGGGGAACAATCCGCCTAAGAGTCTTATATATCAGCTACGGCATAAAGACCGGCAGCTGAATCAATTACGCTCTGTGGCTACGTACTATAAGGAATACTCGTCTATCGAGAACCTTCAGCTACTTGGTGAGAATTACATCCGACAGATGAAGCGCGACCTTACTCCTTTGACTTTCCAAACCTCTATCCTTTGTCAGAGGATCGGAATTGCAAAGGATGGTTTCTACTCATCAATGAGAGAGCGACATAAATATGACGCTTCGGATATGGACTATCTGGATAATGTCGCACACTCTTTCTATGATGATGATAACGCATTCTCACCAGTCTTTGAGGATGGCCTTGACTGCAGGGCGGATAAAGACCTTAATCCAATGGCGCCTATTTGCATAGGCATGGACTATAATGCTAACATCAACTGGATTGTTGCTGGACAGCCTAATGGTAGACGACTCAATGTCCTAAAGTCGTTCTACGTGAAGTTCGATAGAAAACTGCCGGCTCTAATTGATGATTTTTGCGCTTACTATGCGTATCATCAAAACAAGACCGTCATTTTCTACTACGACACAACAGCCTTAGGCTCGAACTATGCCGTGAACGACCAGGACTTCAGATGGGTTATCATCCATGAATTTGAACGTCATGGATGGACTATCAATGATATCTATCTGGGCAATCCAATGCGACATGATGAGAAGTATCTTCTTATCAATCAGGGTTTTGCCGGTAAACAACGACTAATGCCGTTCTTCAACCGTCAAAACAATGACGACCTCATCTTGGCTATCCAAGCTGCGGGCGTCACTCGTGGTCGCAATGGTTTCCACAAAGATAAGGGTGGCGAAAAGCTTGCCGAGTCGGAAGAAGACCTCCTCGAGCACCGAACCGATGGCTCCGACGCTTTCGACACCCTCTACATAGGTTGTGAGAAGTTCCCACAGGCTGACACGTCACTTGTTACCGTGGATGTTAATGGTATTGTGTAGAAAATAGCTTTTTCATATAGTTAAATGTCATATCTACAAAGGCACTAGTCGAATGAAGCAGCTGGACTCTTACAAATCCAGTAGTTTCAATATGTATACATATTTGAGGTGAGCTCAATAAGAGTCAACATATAAATAATTAGTCTGCATAAGAAATGAAAGTATTATTATATGAATAGATTAGTGGAATGAAATAACAATGTTAATTTATTGTTAATTTTTTGAATCTAATGGTTTGTTATTATTTTCAATATTATATTTGCTAATTAAAATTGATAACTATGGATTATATATATGGTATTATAAAAGAAAACGGTACTAATCGTTTACGCAAGGTTTCTTACAAAATAAAAAATTTGCCTAATATCCCTATTTCTGAACTATGTAAGTTTCATGCTTATGCAACACATCTTGATCAACAATTTTCAAGTAATCTTTATGCTATACGAGAAAATAGCTTAACAGCATTTGAAAGGCCTCTAAGAATTGATGCAGTGAATTTTGAGCATTCAATCCACGAATTCGTAAAAGAATATAGCGGCAGAATTGTTGCAATGTCACATCGTTATGGTGGATGGTATGGAATAAATTGGAAATTTAACGATGATATTTCATTTCTTATAAGTACAAATTTTGGATATGGTTCAAATAGCTTTTTTTATGCTATTTTTAAGTATAAAGATCTTTTATTAGCACCATATTCTTTTTACATAAAATACAAAAATTCTACATTTGCAAGTGTAACAAGATGTACTTATGAATATCCTTTAAATTATGATAGTTGGGATTCTGTAATGACTGATTGTATAGATTTTTATAATGCAATAATTTTTAAAAATACCAATTATATTTTTACTTGGCTTGACAATCAGCTAAATGAAATGGTTTCTGGACTTGAAAGATTAATAGTTTTTTCAAATGCGGCTTTTTTTAATGAATCAATAAACAAAAGTCATGTAAGTGGATATGCTACTATTTCAGGCGATGATTTTTGGATTGTTAAATCAAAAAAGATAGCCTATTCATTAGATTTTATACGTAATATAAGCTGCTTACCAACAGAAATAGACTCTGTTTCGTATATAAAAAGAATTCATTTGCTTTGCGAGAAATTCCAGCCGAATTTAATTTTAAAAATCGAGGAAGTTTCAAAGCAATATGACTTCAAGTTAAACAAATTATCCGAATTGAAAAATTCAGGTGATTATCCTCTCTATAATATATTATATAATAAATATTATTACAAAAGAAAATGGTATATGTCTAGTTCCAAATTCAAAATGATATATTTCCTCTTACATCTCAAAGAGAAGACAAATCCATCATTAAGTTGTATGGATATTAGAATGAGGGTAGCCAAACTTGAAAAGTTAAAAAAGGATATTAGCAATTTGGAATCTGAAAAGAATCGTACAAAGAACTTACTTAATCAATTAAATGAAGATAATGATAAAATGAACAATTATTTCGAAAACCTTAAAGTTCAATAAGAACATATATTTATCGGAATGTGAAATTTTTCATGAAGTATAACGCAGCCTAATTCTGACACTGAAAATTTCTATTTACATATACAATATGCAGATAAGCAAAACAGCTTAAAAAATACAAAAGATGAAATGGACGACTTGTAAAAGTTTTAATGTTTCTATATCAATATGGATGGAATTGATTTTTTAAAAAATTTTGTGGGAATATTAATTGTCATATTATTTATAATTATGCCTATCTTAGATTGGCTCGATAAACATTTTCATACATTATTAATTTTTATAGTGTTGATTATTCTTATTGCTGTTTTAATAGGCATGATATACATAACTATAAAAGACTGGTGGGATAAACGAAATGAGTAATATTTAACGTTACTGTTTATGACAAAGAACCTACTCACATATGCCATTAACAAGTTTGGCGAACTCGTCTATGTGGACGATGTCGCTAAGGGATTAGAGTGTGAATGTATATGCCCATGTTGTAAGGCAAAACTTGTAGCAAAGAATGGTGGAACCAAAAAAATCCACCACTTTGCTCATGCTTCTGAAATAGAATGTGAAGGTGCTTATGAATCTATGCTTCACCTTTTAGCGAAAGAGAAAATCAAAAAAGCATTTCTCGAAAATGATGAATTCAATATGCAATTCGTATACCGCTCATATTGTCAAAAGTATGAAAATTGTAAGCTTATTAAATATGGCAAATGTTATAAGTCATTTACAAAAAAGTTTAACTTGAAAGAATACTATGACTCTTGCGAACCAGAAATTTCATATGACAACATTAGACGTCGATCTGATTTGAAAATTTTCTCTTCAAAATACCCTAAGCGTTACCCCATTTACATTGAATTCTTTGTCACCCATGCTTGTGATGAAGAGAAATTGCATCATGGTGTAAAAATCATAGAAATAAAGATAGAATCTGAAGAAGATATTGAAAAGATAATAGTAGCTGAAGGTTTTATACAATATGATGAGCTTCCTTATAGAGAATACGAAGAATATTATGAGCCACAATACTCAAAAATATCTTTCTATGGCTTCAAGTCTAAAGATAATTTAGCTTCTATACAGAAAGAAGTTCATTTCTCACGTTTTACACTTTATCCATCGGGTAAATCTATATTTAAATATGATAGTGCTATGTGCACACATATTGTAAAGGCATCAAAAGTCTCTTTACTTGAGATATGCTTTCACACGTCTGACACTTTTGGTCTTTTTGATACCTTTAAATACCAAGGTTTCAAAAGATATGGGATAAAAAACTGCCATATTTGCATAAATTATGTCGATAGATATAGTGGCTGCGGAAAGATTTGTAAAAAGTATAAATCCTTAGGTGCCACAAGCATAGATAATTGGGATACCGCACGAGCCAAAGATTGTGATTATTTTATTCTTAATGCTGTAGAAATGAAAGAAGCATTACTGAAATATGATTCTATACCTACAGAACAAAAAACAGAATTTGTTTAATGCGTCAACCATAAAAGATATATTACTTCTACTAAGGTATAAAACAAATGAAGCTGTTGGACTCCATAAAAATCCGACAGCTTCAAAATGTATGTTTGTGGTAAATGAAATTGAGATGACTTTATTATTAAAGACATGCTGTTTTTGGCATTGTTTACCAATTCAAAAACAATATACCTAATATAATATTCTAAATTCTATCAAAGAACTTTTCATAGTCCTCATCTGTAATTATCCAACGTCCGTTTTTGCGGCCACCTTCGCGTTTTATCATACCCAAATCAGAAAGGCGCTTCATGTATTTTTGTATTTGTCTTACAGATAATCCTATTTGTTTGGATATTTCTTCACGAGTAACATTAGGGCTCTTTGATATGCAACGATAAATCTCTCTTTGAGCCTTTACGAACTCTTTAGTGAACTCATCCTTGTTTAAAGTGAACTCTTTAGTGAACTCTTTAGTGAACTCTTTAGTGAACTCTTGATAGGGTTTGTCTAATGTCTTGACAGCATGCTCATGTCCGTAATTCAAGTTCCATAGTGTTACATGAAACTCGTCTGAGTCAGAACGGAATACAGGTCTTTTGTAAGTCTCTAACTTTTCGTATTGTTGGTAAGCATCTATAATTTTTCGCATACCGCTACCTCGACGCTCCATTAAATCAAGTCTGTTGAAGAAATCTGCAAGTAGGGGATTCCTACGTTTTGAAGGTACATTTAAAAGATCAAGGTCTTGAATATGTTTACCGTCCATCATACCACCTGGCGAATATACTTCAAGTCGGTCGTCGTATATGTCCAAATGCACTTCGCTTCCAAGTTCCATATAATCACGATGAATGATAGCATTGACGATACTTTCTATTACCGCTCTCTCTGGATAATCGGGTAATTCTTCACGAAAGTCATCTTCCTTCCACCATTTCTTATGTGAATTATTTCGCACAAATGATACCGCATCTTGAAGCTGTCCGATAACACTGCCTTCAAGTTCTACATCATCGAAAGCCTCTCCGAGTCCATTAGATTTTGTCAGACCATTCCAACGGGTACAAAAAATGCGTGACTGTCTTATTGGAGATTCGTCTGCTATCAATGCACCTGCGTTTGTGACATTGCCTTCATCGTCAATTATTCCCCAAGACGTGAACTCACCATCTTCAAACGAACGATGCAGACGCTTGAAATGTACGGAACGCAATTTCGTGAATGATAGGTTTTTAAATTCATATGGAGATAGCATACTATCATATGTACATCCTGCACCTTTCATTACCAAGCGCTTCAGTTGTAGCCTATCAGCAATTACAGATTCATTGCCTATTCGTATGTATGCCAAACGTTGCTTATCTCCTATATAGTAATATGGAGTTTCCTGTCCAGCTTGTACTTGCAATAAGATAAGCTTTTTACCATTTATTTCTTTGAAAGTCAAATCAATTGAAGGTACGGGGTCTATAAGTGTCTTTATTCTTTCACTTATAATCTCAGCATCTTGTTCTGCGTTTTCCAATCCCTTGATTTCATCGCTGTCACTAATGCCGAAAATAAGCGTACCACCATTACCATTGGCAAAGGCAGAAACGCTTTTAAGCCAACTTTTTGGACGCTTGGCTTCTAGCATCTCTTTTTTATCGTAGGTTGTAGTCTCTCCTATAAGAGCTTGTATTTCTATAGCCATAATGATTTCTGCATCTATCTTATTTGATGTATTATTGTGCAAAGATACGAAGAATATTCTGTAAGTATAAAAATGACATTATAAACTTTTATATTTATAGCTAATATTCTAATATTAAATGACAACTATATGCCCTAAACATTATAATCTCATCTAAGTCTGACAAGATAAGGTGACCCTATAACAATCACACTTCCTTCACAAACTCCCCACCGACATACAGCTTATTACCGACATAAGTTACATAACCCTCATATTCCTTACCTCGATAAGCACATTTCCCATATACAGGTTTGCCACTAAGAGAAACAAGTTTATCATTTATAAGTACAACATCTTCGTTTGGTTCAGACAACCAAACGAGGGTATTACTAGATGCATTCGAAATAGCTTCATCTCGAATGTATTCACCCATTTCCTTTTCTGATTTGAATGACTTTCCGTTGTAGTTCCAGGTAGTAACGATAGTACCGGTATTGACCTTATTAATGGTGGTACCTGTATTGAAGTTATTTACGATATTGACGTTATTAAAGGTACTTAAGGTTTCGACGTGTTCCACCTCTATTTTTGCCGCCTTTATGGAAGGTTTATTTATTTGTTTTTTAGTTATAACCTTAGTTCTCTTATTTGTAGGAATAACATCTTCTCCTGCCAAATCATTAATATTATAGGAATTACCTTTGTTGTCAATAATCACATCACCATATATGCTTTCTACATCAGTTGGTATTTTCTTGCCGTTAATAATTATCATAGTTTAGTCGTTTATTTTAGATACGCAAAAGTACAAAAAAAAGAACACAAAAGAAAGAATTCTAACAAAAAACAGCATTTTTCTCCTAAAACAATTCTACTTCTCAATAATATTTTGTAATTTTACAACCGCTTTGGGGAAGGACCCCAATATAAGCGTTATGACTTTTCCTCCTTTCGTCGAAACCGCTAAATTCAAAAAAGGACTGTCGAAGAGTTATGAGCATAGCGCTCATGCTGACTATATCAAAACGATATACAGCGTGAGTAGCTTGCTTGTGGCATTTTTGACAGGGGCATTTAGCGGTGCCTGACGAAGGAATGTTGCAGCATCTGCTCACGTTTTTTATTAACCTATGAAAAACTATATCTATGCAGAAATCGTTCGCAACAATTCTAAACCGTATTACTTTTATTACACGTCTTGTCATGAATGATGACAACCTAACGCAAGAAGATATCGACTACAAATGGAGAGATAGCTTGCTTTGCGACGGAACACCCCTTCATATCAGAACTCTAAGAAGGGATAGGGATAAAATCTATGAACTATTCGGTATTGAGCTCAATGCACGACGTGTAGAAGGAAGGTACTGCTATTACATCAAAAACAAAGAAAAACTTGAAAAAGACGGCTTCTTAAAGTGGCATATTAGTATGCTGTCAATGATGGAGGTTATAGCTGGATATAAATCTCTTAAAGACAGAATTGTTTTAGAAACTTATGCGCCTGATCCTAACTTGTTACCAACTATCCTACAGGCTATGGAAAACAGTACTAAGCTATCGATATCATACCGTAAATTCAATGGTGATGTCACTAAAATACATTCTATAGACCCTTATTTCATTAAAGACTACCAACACCGCTTATACCTGGTTGGAAAATTATCATCACGTCATAACAGAATCTGTGTCTTCTCGCTCGACCGTATACTAGACATTTCACCTTTGGACGCGAAGTTCAAAATGTCTAAAAATATAAATGCAGAAGATTTCTTTGAAGACTGCTTCGGAGTCATGAAGGCTGACGATGTAAAGACTGCGGTTATTACCATTCGAGCTTATGGCGACGAAATGTACTATATCAACTCCAAGCCAATCCACCATTCGCAATCAACCATCGGCAACCTCGACTTAGACCAAGGCTACTGCGACTTCGAACTATATATGAAGCCCACTAACGACTTCATCGGTTACATCCTTTCCAGATCCAACCGTGTTGAAGTTCTCCGCCCTCAATGGCTACGCAAGCAAATCCTTGCCACCATCCAAAACATGTCTTATCGCTATACCGAACTAGACCATTAACACACGAACATCCCAAAGCAAAATAAAAGGGAAGTCCTATACCGGACCTCCCTTTCTTTTAAACATTTAAAATAACTCGTAAACTTCGCAATTTACATTTCTGCAAAGTTACAACATTATTCCCTCACCACAAAATCATTTTTCTTTTTCCTCGTGTCATGTCGTTTTTACGACATGATAATTCCTCGTCCCATTTCTTTTTTACGGTATGGAGATTCCTTTTCCCTCGTTCCATTTCTACATCATGGTAAATCCTTAGTGGCTCCCCCTAATCCTACCTATATACATTCATATTATTTGTATTCGCCACATGGCTCCATCCACTTTCTGCTTTTCAGTGCTTCCACCTGAGCCACTGCCTCTATATATAAATAGGTATGCCTATCACACTCTCCATCTACCTCATCACATCTCCATTCTGTACATATCCTCAAACCGATATTCCCACAACATCTGAAGCTCTTTTCCATATCCTAAATCTATTCAACGAATAGCTATCTGAAATGGTCAATTTATATAATTTTCGTTTCTGCTGTCAATACTAAGTTCAAAGCAGCATACTAATTTCACTTATTAAATTTTTCCTTTGCAAAGTTAGCGTGGGCGGATGAAGTAAAGGGCTTCCAGATAATTTTTCATAAATCATGTCCCTTTCAGCGTCGGAGCTGCACGATTTATCAAGCCTATAGCAGAGCAACGGGAAAAATTATATGGACATCCTCCCTTGACAACACATCCTGTGCCCATTCGCTCCTTATTGCACGCAAAAATTAACAAGCGAATTAGCGCTTTAAACATAGTATTAACAATTAAAAATTATAAAATTATGACATCTACATTCCAGACATCCAATCTTATGAACAGAAGTAATTATCGTTATAGCTTCAGAAGTTCAGAAAACATCTACCAAGCTTCAGTTACAGATTTCGATGGTGATGAGTACGATTACGAGGTAATGGCGAATACTTATGAAGAGGCAGCAGCACAGGTAGAAGCACTCGCTTACGAAAGCGGAATACAAATATGTAATATGAATATATATTTGGTAGGATAGGGGGGAAGCCCCTTTTCCTGCTGTCTTTTCACTAAGCAACATTACTCCATACCTTTGCATAAAAAAGAACTATGGAAATTGGAATTAAAGAAATTGGACTATCATCATCTATTTTAAACAAGATAGTCATCGACAATGAAGCCGACTCGTCTGAGTTCAAGCTTGAAATCAAGATTGATGGCTCGCTTATCTATACCACTACACTTTATTGCAATGATGGTGGATATGCAAGTCTATATGATCTCGGCTCTATTGTTGGTCACCATATGCGCATGTTTATAAAACGTACTGTTCGTCTTCAGGTGGCAGCTATCTTCGCGAAACACACAGACACCGCGGATGTTACCGTGGTTTACTCAGAATTACGCTTCCCTTTCTTTAGCGACCTTGATTTCATCAATTCGCATTTCCTCACAACACGTACTTACTACACGATTCCACGCACAGAAGTACAAAAGATATCCTTTGCCAACCCCACAAAACAAAGCCAACCCATCATATACAACGTCGCTTTCCGACTCAATGACAACACCATCCACACTGCAAGGCTCAACGCAGACAAGAACACATTCCAAACCGAGAAGGATGTAACAACAATCATCATCAGCACGACAACGTTCAAGCCACATCTCAGACAGCTATACCCTGACGACAACCCCATCATACTCTCAGGTTCCATCACTTGTGGCTCGCGC